CATTTTTGCAAACTTCCCAATGCCCGGAGCTGCTTTAGAAAATAATCCTGTAAATTTTTTAAACCCTTTAACTAAGAAATCAATAACTTTTCCAATCTTGGAAAAAACTGCAAGTAAAAGTGCTAAGAATCCACCTGCTTTAACAGCTGGATGTATGCCGTCTTTCATAGCTCTAAAAGCATCTATGAAATTTTTAGAAGCACTGACTATGAAAAATAGACCATCGAAGAACCTACCTAAGAAATCTACAACTTTACGTATTACAGGTAATAAGAACTCACCCATTCTTATACCAAAAGAGTTTATCTTAGACTTAAGAATGTCCATCTGACCTGCAACAGTATTTTGTCTTGTTGCAAACTCTTTGTCCAACGCAGCTTGTCTCATAAGCTCTTCGTTAGCTATTTTTCTAGCATCTGCTAAACCTTGTTCGTTTTTAGCCATAGAAATTAAAGCACGAGAAATTCTATCTCTTGCTAACCCTACAGCGTCTAGTGCTTTAACTTGGTCTTGACCTGCTTCACCAATAGTGTTTAAGCCAGTTAATACTGCTTGAGCAGCAGCAGCCATACTCGTTTCTGCCAACTCTTGAAATTCGAGCATTCCCATACCAGCAATATCAGAAAACTCTGCAAGACCACCTTCTCCTAATACAGCTTTATTCAATTGTGTGAATAATTTATTAAGTGCTGTAGCACCAGCAGCAGCAGGTTGTCCCATCTCTCTCATAGCTGCTGAGAAAGCTAATATTTCTTCTCCAGTAAGACCAACTTGTGAACCTAGAGCACCAAAGTTAAGAGCTAACTGAATTATTTCTGATTCTGTAGTTGCAGTATTGTTACCTAGTTCAACTAATACGTTTGCAAAAGCTTCAGTATTTTTTATTGGTTGACCAATGACCTTCATAAATCTAGCCATTGATGTAGCACCCATCTCACCAGCTAAGTCTGTTGCTCCACCTAATTTAGCTATGATTTCAGTAAATTTAGCAACATCATCAACTGCAACACCTAACTGACCAGCAACTTGTGCTATACCAGCTAGTTCTGTAGCAGTTTGTGGCAAAGCTCTTGCCATGTTAACTAATTCATCAGCTACTTGCTTAAATTGTTCTGGTGATGCATTTAATGTCTTTTTAACACCAGCGAATGCAGCTTCGAAATCTATTGCAGATTTTGCACCAGCTGCCATTGCAATAGCAACTGCTGAGAGTGTTGCAACAACTGCACCAGTAATCATACCACTAGCAGCAGAACCTACTTTCTTAAAAGCGTTAGTGGCTTTTAATTGAGCAGTAGCAACAGCATTGTTAATACCGGATGTATCACCCTCAATGCCGAGAATCATGTTACCTATTTTTGTATTTTTCATTTATTAAAAGTTACACTCTCTTTTGCTCCACCTAATTCATCTAAAGCCGTGTCTAAGTTAATTTTTACACGATTTTCTTTATCAGATGGTTGTTTCGAATTCATTTCCTCTCTAGATTGCTCTAAATACTCAGTTAAGTACGGGGCATAAAAAGAAGATTCTTGAGAGACCAGACTGAATATTAAATTTTTGAACCTTCTCCAAGAAAGTTCTAATGGTTGAAGGTTAAAGAAGCGTTGAAAATCAGATTCAACTGCAGACCATCTTTCCAAAATATCATTAATAGTAATGTCTATTTTGGGTCTTCTTCTTCTCCCCCTTCAGTATCAGAGCTTTCTAATTCCTCAGCTGATTGAACAATTCCATATTGGACTAATAGCCATCCTAGAAGTTCTTCTAGTACTGTCCAAGATATGTTAAGTTCAAGTAGCTTGTCAAAAGTTTCTTCTCCAATAATCATTCTGAGCCACTCACCAATGTCTTTTTGGTCAATGCCTCCGAGCTCATTTTGCATTTTTAATTGCGTTAAAACAACTTTCGCTGGTAGCTGAGCTGGACAATCAAATGTCTCCCCAGCTACCTTGAAAGTAATCTTTACGTCGTTGACTTCTCTGACTGCTTCATCAAAGTCTTTAAATTTGTCTGTCATTTACCCTCCTAAGGTTTGTTAAACTTCGTCTATTACTTTAAACAAGTGACTAAACGGAGCATCACTATTAGGTTTCAATAATTTGTATTCAACAGTTATTGTTACCTTTTGTGGTGCTTTAGCATGAACCATTGAGAAAGCTCCAACGTTTACTGCTCTAGGAGCATAAATGTCTCTGACTTTCTGTGTTCCACCTTCAGCTGCACCGGGTGCATTAACTCTAAGAATTAATCCATACTCCAAGAATCCATCTGTTGATGGTGGAGTTAATTCGGTGTAGCCTGCTGATGGAGTGTCAACAGTTGATGTACCACCAGCCATTGCTAACTTTAAGTTAGCTAATGATGCTTGTGCTAATTCACCTGTGATTCTCACTTCTTGAGCTGTTTTGATTGTCTTAATAGGGTCAATTTCCTCTGCAACCATAACATCTTCAAAAGTTTTATCATATTCAAGAGAGAATCCACCCTCTGAATATCCTATGTTGGTCCAATAACTAGGGTCTGGACCTGCTGCCGGACTTGCTGGGAATGTTGTGTTTGGTGAACCACCATTCAAATCACTCTCCAGAGCCGTAAACATATTACCAGTACCTAATATGACCTCACTAATACTTTGTGCCATTTCTTATACCTACTTACTCTATGAATAACTTTTCGTTACTCTTCTTCTACTTCTGTGTCAGCAGGATTGTCGTCATACCACTCATCATCTGAAACTTCTTCTTCTACTTTTTCAGCAGCAGAAAAGTTTTTAATTTCACCCATACCATCAGTTTTTTCAACAAAGTTAGGTATTAGTAAATCTCCCTGTTTGGTTTGGGCTTCTTTAAGCCTATTCCAATCAGAGTCTTTTACTTCAACCCAGTTCATTTTGTCAAAAATAACATCAAGTTTTTCATCCCTAATGGAATCCCAAACTCTTATATATGGATTAACTTTTATATATTTCACGATATCGCTCCATAAATCATTACCATATCACAAGTATAGCGTGCCAAACCGAGCTCGGGTTCATCGACCCTTCCTAGCCCAGATATAGAATCAAATCCGTGTACCATTCCTACTTCTCCACCAGTACTGGTAAGTTTTGTAGGTGCGTGGTCAAAAGCTTCTCTGATAAAAGTATTACCTAAAGAAAAAGCAGAAGAATAATCTGGTTGTCCTTTTGTACTATTTGTTGCGTACTTACCGGCATAAAAGTCTACTACAAGTTGAGCTTGGTATATTAAAGACTCTCCACCTAATGGACTACCACCAAGCATTTGAATAACTATAAATGGCATTTCTGCATCATTTGGTAATCTTGTTGCTACTTTTTGATTAACTAAATTTGTGATGTTTGTTTTACTTAAAGCCCAAGTTCTAGCTAATATTTCTCCGTCTGGTAAATTCTGAGCCATGTTATCTCCTTAATTTCTTTGCTTCAGCCATAAGTGAGGTAGTTGTAACTTTGACATTTGTAGGACTTTTTCCAAATCTTTCAATTGTGTTTCTAGCACCTCTACGCATCATGGCACCTTTACCATGTTTAGAGTTAATAGCGTTACGGTTTTTTGAAGATGATTTTAAAAACTTAACTTCTTCTGGCACTGGAAAATATCTGTCTAAATATTTAGAACCTACATTGAAACCTTTACCAGCACCGAACTCTACCATTCCGTGATAACTAGCAGTAGTGCTGTCACCAAGAGAAACTTCACCACTTGGTAAAGACCCACCTTTGGCTTTATCTCTGCCTACTTTTGCTTGAAGAGTACTTCTAAGTCTTCCAGATACTACTGGAACAAATGGATGTACTTGCCTAGCAACATCTTCTGTAACCATAGCTATAGCGTCTTCAATCGAATTAGCTATTAGCTGAGCATCAAATCCACCTTCAACGTGAACAATTGCTTTTTCTGGAATGTTTCTTCTAAACATTTGTTTAGTAAGAGAGTCAAAACCTCTTTGTGTATTAGCTCCAATAACTGACCTAGCAGCACGTGAAAACATATTATTTCCCGGAACAGCAAGAAGAACTCTACCTATTTGTCTACCACCAAACCTTCTAAAGATACGCTCTCCTGCACCCTCAATGTTTGGGTCGCCACTTCTAAGTTTATTAAATGTACCTAAAGCAGCATTAACGTCACCCATGATACGACCACCTTTTAGCATATAGTGACGAGCTTGTCCTAATTTTCCAAGTCTAGGCATTCCCGGTAGTGCTTGAAGGTCACCAATTATAAGTGAGTATTCGTAGAAAAAACTTCTTAAATCTTGTACACTAGAGATTTTTTTAAACTGATAACGTTTTGACTTTACGTCTATTTTTTTTAAACTTCTTAACGACCTACTAGTTCTAAATTTTTGTGCCATTAGTAGCCTGCTTGCATTTCTACTTCTTTGTAGAAAATATTACCGAAACGGTCTTTTATGTTTTTTACTACTTTGACATCGTAATAATTGTTTTGCCACTCAATTCTGTCTTGAGCTGTGATTGTTTCATCTGGTCCCATTGTTACAATAAAGACATCATTCTCTTCTAATCTACCGTCTATTGCTAACTCACTTCCTCTTGTGTGTTCAATTCTGCACTGAACAGATGTTGCAGAGTCTGAGAATGTAGCAGTAGAAAGACCTCTATCATCGACAGAGGAACCACTTAGTGTTTGTATTGTGATTGATTCGTTTAAAACAGATGTTGGTATCTTTGGCATAATTATAATTATACCAACAAAAAACCCCCTCACGAAGAAGGGGCTTTTGAGTATAGTATGCCCGTCAACAAAAAGTTGACGTACATTAATAATAACAGATTAACTTTTAGGTGTGTATCCTAATGCAGCAAAATATTTTAAAGCTTCCTGCTTAGCTAATCCGTGTGCGTTCTTTCTAACTTCTGGGTCTACAGAGTTTAAATTAGCAGAGTAAGCTGTCTGAAATGCAATTGAATATTGTTGCAATCCAGAAGCTAATCTTCTATTTCTGTGAAAGTATTCTGCAGGTAAGTCACCAAGTTCTGGAAGTGCAGAACATTGTTTCTTTTCTACTACAGGTGTGGTTACGTCTCTGTTGTAGTAGTACTCTCTTACCATAGACTTAACAGCTTTTTTACTTCTTCTTGAGTATCCGTCAAGAGTGTTCTTATCTTTGTAGAATTCTGATACTGGTAACCATTCTCCAGTAACGATGCATCGCTTGTGAGTAGGATTCTTTTTCTTCTCTGCAGCAAATGCTTCTGCTTCTATTAACTTATCTTTGTATTGAGGATTTTCATCCAACCAATACATAAACTTGCCTTTTCCAAATGGGTAATTTGCGTATGTTCTAGCAGTATTTACCGTTCCCTTTCCATCTTTAATAAATGCTATTATTTCATCGGCAACCATTGTGGTTATAGGCATAGCTCTTGTAGGCAAACCGAGTTTTTTCTTCATAAGGCGTACATTTTCATGTGACATATCCCATTCATTAGCCCATTCACGAAGTGTCTTATTAGGAAACTTCTTAAATAGGAACTCTGCTTGCTCTATCGTAGGTTTAGTTATATTATTATCTTCCATACTTACATTTTATCACACAACCGTTTTTTTAGCAAGATTTTTACACTTTTTTTTGTTTTTTTGTTGTGTTTGGTTAAAATATGGTATAATTAGAGGGTATAGTACAAGGAGGTTTAGTGTTAGAAGCATTTAAACCAGAAATTATTGCTGTTGATGAGCACCAAAAACTGCTCAAAATCGGTGAAAATACTTTATTTGTTACTTGGAACAAGTATACAAACTCTTTCGAGGGTCAAATATACAAGCAAGTACAAGACAAATATGGTAGATTTGTTAACGAATTTGTTACCGGTGTAACAGGCAATAGTGAACAAGAAGTTATTCAAGAAGCTTTAAAAATATAACTTGTAAATTTCTTGTAATATGTTATAATAATATTATGAGAAAGAAAGAGATATATGATAGCTGAATGTATGATATTTTTGGCATCTTTTGGTGCCGTTAATCAACCAACCCCAGAATTATTAACAGAACATAGACAATGTTCTTCAATTATTCCTAGTTCTATGTCACAATATTCAAGTATTTATGTAGAAAATTTTGATGAAGAAAACCTATATACAGCTATGAGAATAGGTTGGTGTGAAAGCAGAGGTAAACAAAAAGCTTACCGTAAATCAGCTGATGATTCGGGTTTGATGCAATTTATACCTTCGACTTGGAATTGGATTGCAGAAAAATTTGATGCACCAGAATTTGATTCAAAAGTTTTAACTTATGGTGGAGTACCTCTAAGGTTTTTACCAGAACAAGATTTTTATGTCAGAGAAGGTTTTGCTTATGAAACTATTCAATTCAATGCTTATTACAATATTTGGATGGCTAGTAAGTTAGCTGAAGATACTTACAAGAAAAAAAATGGTGAAACATACACAACTTGGAGAGATTGGAACTCTAGTAAGTTTTGTTGGGGAGACACCAAAGTATTCGAGAAAAAATGGAGAAAAGAAGGATTTTAATGTTAAATATTATAAAAATAATAAAAGATTATAAGCTTAGGAGACTTGAAGTTAAAACTCAAGGTTGGAAACTTAGTGATGAACTTTTAAAAAGATTAGAGATTAGGGAAGATGGAGAAAGATAAATACTATCCTTTACCTTCTAACTTAACTATAAAAAAGTCAGAAATACACGGTCTAGGTTTATTTAGTACAGATATTATAAGTGCTGGTACAAATTTAGGATTGAGCCATATAAAAAATATTGAATATCAGCATGGAATGATAAGAACACCTCTAGGTGGATTTGTCAATCATACTGAAGACCCGAATTGCGAACTTATAGACATCGGACCAGATATTTACTTAATGACAACAAAAGACATAATGCCAGATGAAGAACTTACTTTAAGATATAAAACTTACGTTGTCTAAAACTGTTGTTTTCTTTTTGAAGCTTTTCTAGCTTTATTTTTCATTGATTCACTAGCACCATTAGGATTAGTATTCCAATCAATACCAACAGTTCCGTAAAGATAAACCCTATTGCTAATTTGTCTAGTAGAAATTGCTTTACATTTTTCACATTTTACCTCCGGTTCGTCATGAATTGAATGTGTTACTTCAAAAACATATTCACACTTCGAACATTTATAATCATACCTAGCCATTACTTCTCCATTGTAGCAACTTTCTATATGATTCTTTGAAATGTTGCTTTAGAAAATGATTGTTCTCTAACTCTTCATCTTTCATAGCTTGTGTCATTTGGTCTACAACTAAATCAAGCTGATTTCTTTTAAATGGAAATACTTGCATAAATGGAGTTCCTGCTTTAATTACAAAATCTTTTTGTTCGTGAATTATTGCTGGAAAATGTACTTGATGATAATTGTCAGTTTCTACTACACCCGGAAGAACTGTAAATCTATTTTCAAACTGATACTCTGGTTGGAAGAATGCTACAGAGTAACCTTTAGGTGTATAAATACGCCAAGGGTTCTCAAACTTAACAGGTGTTTTAAAGTCTGTAGATTTAAACTTCCAATGAGAAACTTGTTGACCATCGTGGAATTCTAATTTGGCAGGAAATCCTTTATTGTCCCACTCTAAAAACATATGGTCTCTTTGAATCAACATATCACACCAAAAAGGTATCACATATCCTTGTGTTAAAAAATCTACTATTGCAGGACATTTTTTAACTGTAAAAGAATAAAACTGTTTAGCTGTCTCACCTAGTTTACCAAAGTAGTTAGGTGGTTTAGGCTCTTTTTGTTGCTCTAATATAGAAGGCATATTCTTAAACCATTTAGGCATAAAGAAACTAGCAGGTTGTGGTGGTTGTGTTGCTTCTAAACCTTCAATATCTGTACGAAATTCTATACCACGAATTTTCATAGCCCTCCCAAGCTTGAATTATTTAATTGGAAATTTTTTACAAATACTCAAATAGTCGTTAACTATATCATCCATATCTTGAACTAAATTAACTTTTTGCATTCTTAAAGAGTTCATTTGCTCTAAAACAGCTTCCATAAATTTGTCTAAGTCAACTGCTCTAAGAAATGCTTGTCTTTGAGCTTTGTTAAATTTTATATCTTTCTCTTCCATGAGTACAGTTTAGTCTAAAATTGAAGCAGATGTAAAGTATTGCCTCTTATATTTCGTTAATACTGATTTATCTTGTTTGTTTAGTATTTCTTGATTCATTAAATCTAATACTGATTCATATTTTGCTTTATAATCCCCAATAGATTCCTCTGTTACAAGTTGAAACTGAGAATCTGTTGCGTTATCAGCGTTATGTGTGCTAACTACACCAGTAGATTGTTGAGATGCAAGTGCTGCAGAAGCTACAAATAATCTACCTGCTGCTCTTGCTGCAATTAATTTTATATCTTTAGGGATATCTTCTGCTGATACTTCAGTATCTGAGTAACCAGCTGCATAAGTTACAACAACATTTTGCATTCTTATGTCTGACCATCGTTTATTATTTGTTCTTTTAAGTAATCCCAAGGCTTTGTAAGCAACATAGTGCTCTTGGTTTCCTTCTGTATAAAGAACTGAATCTTCATATAGAGAGGTTACTGAAACAATAGGTGCTACTGAAGTGTAAAGTTCTTCTTGATTTCCACCATCAAACGTGTCAACTACAGCTGCGTTATATTCTAATTCGTAACCAACGTAGTTTTTTATAGCTGCATCTGCTGCTGGTATGAAAATATCTGTTATTGAAGATTCGTCTGTAGTAGAGACATCTATACCAATAGCCTTTTGAACGTCGGAAACAGTAGAAAGTGCCATTGGCTACTCCTTACTTGTCTTCTACGTCTTCTGGCTTAACAGCTTTATTTTCAACTGATTTTTTGGAAGACTTTTTCTTAGGAGCTTCTTCAACTTTAGAAGCTGCTTTTTTAACGCCCCAACCATGCTTTGCTAGGTAATCTGAATTGTATTCGTGACCTTTTTTAGCAATCTTTGAAGCTTGACCACTAACACCAGAAACATCTCCTTCATAGAGACTTCCGTCTGCTAGTTTCCAAATATCATTTTCTACTTTTATATATTCCATTTTTGTTCCTTAATAAAAAAATTTAATAGTTCTATGTGGGGCAGTTGCCCACCCCACATAATAAGAACTTGATTACATATTTGTAATCTTACAGAAAGCTTCTTGTCTGTAAACAGCAAGACCGACTCTCATTGTAGCTCTAATAGCTAGTTTTCCTTTGAGGAAAAAGTCGCTATGTGAGTCTGAGACAGCAAGGTCTAGACCACTTCGCATTACAACGTGAGCTGCTTCGCCACCACCGAATTTACCAACAAGTACGGTACCTGCTGATATTGCAGTGGAAGCTACGACTGGAAGTCCCCAAATTCTTGGAGTAGCATCTGCACCAAAGCCACCAGCAACAACAAATAATGGGTTCTTTGAACCACTTGTTGTTACGTCTGTGACGGATGTTACGATGTCATACCAGTCTGATGGATGCATTATTATTGCATCTGGTTCTACGAAAGCATCTTTTCTGATTTCAGTGATTGCTTGGTAGATTTGACCAATTTTTCCTAGTTCACCAGCGTATGGTAAAGCGTAGTCAAATGCATTGATTCCAGATTTAGTTAATACACCTTCCATGTTTGGAGCAGAACCGTCTCCGGAAAGGAGTTGGTTGTCCAAACGTAGTTTCATCATTGTTCCTAGTCTTGAGTTGACATAACCTTGAATTCCATTTACATCTGCTAACAATTCTTCTGTTACAGGCAAGAAAACGCCAACCTTACGGATTGGTGCAGTTTGCTCTGTGAAGTCAAGCTCAGCTTCAGCTGTAGTAGCTTCTTCTGATTGCTCGGCAGCAGCATTTGTGAAAGTTGTTTCTTCCATATATGCAAATGAATTTTGGCTTGTTTCAATCTGGTCGAATAGACCAATGACGGCATCTGGGTCTCTAAGAGCTGACTCTAAGATTCCCGGTTGTCTTAATACTTCCGGTGGGAAGGATGCAGTAAGTCCGGCACCTAATGTTGCCTTTTCACCATATGCTGGTGAGAACTTAACTGTTGAGTCTACACCTTTGACTCCATCTTCTTTGTAGCCTTTATAAGCATCAGAATTAACGAATGCTTCACCTACAGTAGATGGACCAGCTTGTGGCTCCTCTGATGCATAAACTTCTTGTTCCATAGCTTTTTCATTTTTAGCTTTGGTACGCTCTAAGTTTTCTGCGTCAATAAGACCAGCAAGCTCAGTGTTAAGACCTTTGATTTTTTCTTTTGCTTCTGGGGTATATTTACCATCAGTTGCAGAATCAAAAGCCTCTTTTAACTCAGCCCTTACCTTGGAAATGTCTTCTTTATAATTTGCCATTATATTATTCTCCAAAATAAATTATTACTTATACTTCGTCGTCTAGTTCAATTTCAAGAGAGTCTGCAATTAATGCTTGTCCCTCTGCGAATAAAGCGTCTATCTCATCATCAACTTCTTCTAAAGAAGGAGCTTCTGTTTCAATTTCAACTTCAGACTCTTCGGTCTCAGAATCAGAATCATCTTCAATGATTTCTTCTACTTCAACAACTTCTGTTTCAACTTCAGCTTCAGCTACTTCAACTTCCTCTTGAATTTCTTCAACAGGAGCTTCGGATACTGGAGCTTCTTCTTCTACAGGAGCTTCCTCAGTTTCAGAAACTTCATCTAAAATAGAATCTATTTCTGTCCAAGCGTCATTTAAGTCCTCTTGAACTGCTCTAAGAGCAGAACTAGCGTTCTCCGATATTACTCTTCCATCTTTTTCACGTAAGACCGAAATTGCTTTCGCTCTCACAATGAGGCTCTCTAATGCTGCAAGCACATCTTTAACCTCGTCAGAAAAACGTTTTCCTGTCATGCTGGAATCGTCATCTGAAATCTCTAAACCTTTTGCCATTTCTTTGGCACACTTGCCATCATCTCCATAAGAGCAATTGTGATACTTGACTTCTTCTTGTACATCTGCATGTTTTTCACAGTTACAGTTGCAAGAAGAACTATCTTCTGACTCTTCTCCACCTTTGGAGTTGTTAGCAATCATTTCCTCATAAGCATCATGAGTAGAACATGGCATATAAACTTCTTTGCCCTCCACTTCATGAATATGAGTTCCGGAACAACCTAGCTCTTCTGCTCTTTTTTGAGCATCTTCTTGGTTGTCAAAAATATCTTCATTATTAACTGCTTTTTCTTCATCAATATTATCTGATTCATAAACAGCTTCTTCGCCAGACTTAATAGCGAGTGTGTAAGTCTGTCTGTTAGCACCCACGAGTACTGGGCTAACTTCAAAGACTTCTAAATCTTTTAAGAAACGAACATCAATTTCGTCTTCCATACCATCTTTTTTAAACTTACCGGATTCATAGTCGTTTATTCGGAAACCGAATGACCATTCTTGTAGGTCGCCCATTTCTTTTGCTAGATTATAAGCTTCCCTACCAGCCTCAGTTTCCATAAAGAAACTTCCTGTGAATGTAGCTTTACTGTCATCTGAAGTTATGACACCTTTTCCAATTGGCTGGTCCCACTTGTGTGCAAACACCATTGGGACTTGGTTATCTTTGAATCCAGACTTTATTGAACCCGGAAGAACAACGTCGCCGTCTGTGTCGACATTGTTAAAAACTGAAAATACAGCTTCTACACTTCCTTTTTCATCGTCAATAGTTTTAAATTCTATTGACTTGTTAAATTTATTATTTTCCATATCTCACTCGCTTTAATATATACCTTTCATATATCATATACTATTCTAATCTGTCAAATCGTCAGTGTTCCCTGTAATTAGGTCTATAGCCTTCTTACTTCGGGCATCTTCCTTTTTCTTCTGTTCATTGACAATTTTCTTCATTGCAGATACGCCAGACTTCGTTACGCCTCCCCATTTCATGACGGCGATAATTCCATTCAAACGAGTGTTTCCTTGGTGACGAGACATAAAACGTTCTCGTCTTTTCACCCAGCTAAGTACTGAAGCACTTCTGTCGCCTGCTTTGTACTTTGTCCAGTTTCTATAGGCATCATTACCAGTAAATGAAGTAGGAGGGTTACCACCGGTACCAGCTCTTCTCCATATTTTCGGGTAATTCTCTTTTAAGTTGTCCACGTATGCTTTATCTGGAAACTGTTTAAAGTTTGAATTGCTCAAACTTATTTTTTGGTTATCTCCAGAACTAGGAAAATTTGTTATATCTTTTGGAGCTTTTGAATCTCTCCAATCTTTTATCTTTGTTAATTTAGAAAAAGGCATTGTTACGCTTCTATCAGTTTTTTGATGAGAACCATTTTCCATAATTGCCCAAACAACCATTGTTGCTTCTTTCTTATCAGAATTTACAGAAGAAACAATACCGTGAACAGTTGATGGTGGGTCTGGGTCTTTATTTATAGACCAGCTGACTGCATCTCCAACACTAACGGAAGTTGCTTTTATTGATTTTTTAGAACTTAATGGATGACCACTAGGAAGTAAGTCTTGGTCGAAAGCTGTTCTTGGGAATTTACCTTTTAATCCTTTAAGGAAAGCATTAACTCTTGCTATTCCCCACTGGGTTGCTGAAGAAACATTACC